CTTCTCCTTCATAGAAGGTGAAGTCCAGAGGTTGACCTTTAGGCCCTTACCTTAGGGCTTAGGGGATCAACCCAGCGTAGTTTGATGTCGACGCTACGCGGGCGTCCGGAGTAAATCAAGTGATTCTTGTCGACGAAAGGCAAATCGTCGCGTTTTAAGAACCATTTGAGCAGGGCTGCATATCCATCCACAGAGTTTCGTGGCGATTTTGCATGATCTGTTAAAGCCAGAACCACCGGCTTCTGCAGATTCGGTTCCCATTTGATCTTACTCCCATAAGGAGTTACATCAAGGAAGGAGTGCCGACCCAGGCCAGCAGAGCCGTCATTCAGTACAGGAGAAGGCCAATTAAGGTCCTCAATGTATTGATCCAAATGACGTACAACTCTCCAGAATCCTGCCTTGTAGGCTTGATTCCGAAGAGAGTAGAGAGATATTACATTCTCGCTCTTCTCTTTACTCCAGTGTTGTGCAGGGAGCAGACTACGAACACGGAAGACAGTTATGTCGACCCCGTCATAGTAGTCCTTGCCGCAAGATTCCCGGAATTTACCATTCCAGTAACTCTTGCCAGTATTCACTTTAAACCCAAAAGTTTCCAGTGAACTGACAACACTATCTGTATATTTTACAGGGACAATAATATCGTCCCCGTAAACGCGCACCTTGCCCATAAGACCATAAAGGTCTTTGCGGGTAAGTGGACGGTTAAGCGCATCTTCTATTCCCATAAGAACTACGGTGCAAAACACCATAGCCTCAAAGGGAAAGCAAAGCGCTGATCCCATAGACGCGTACTTGGCCAGGCGTAAAACACCATGGCCCTGCACGTCAGCCTTCCGGGACCTAGTTGCGTCAATCGCCTCTGCCAAGAGGGGGTTGAACTCAAACAAGGCCCGTACATGCTGATTGGAGACACGATCGGATGCTTCACTAAGATCTAGTGTTGCGAGATTCCCTTTTCGAGAACCCTCACGAGCCAGCCGCTGGTTAGGCTTTTGACTCTTGAAACCGATCAAGGTACGAACGAGTTTATCTCCTTCAATACCTTTAACGAATGCATGCAATAGCCCTTGCTGCATATATTGCATATGCGTAGGTTCCATTGCAATGATTCGCGGTGTCTTCTGCGTTTTAGGAACGGTG